CCCGGCGCCCGCCCAACGAACGGTATCTTTCACATGAGGAGAGAGCGACGGTGTCAATTCGTCCGTTTTTATCTCAAATCCAGTATTATGGCTAATGGCCATTTTGTTTTTTTAAAAATCTATGTATTTCATATATTATTTTATTTTTCCTTGCTCTCATCATAGATAAATGCAGCTTTCAACTATGATGAATGAATTGATGCATCTATCGCCTTGAATATCTCAAATGCTACTTGTGGAACTATCGCATTTCCATAGGCTTTTATTGACTCTTGTCTCCATTTTGTGAAAGAAATGGCAAGGTAGTCCACATCAAAGGGTAACCCATCATTTCTTCGACAAACAGGGGGTTGAGTTGGGAAGTCTTTCCATCGTTCTGCTGACAATGCTGGCCAATCATTACTGGTATATTGCATAAGGCATCGTCTCTTCTTTTCCCGTTCTTCCGAACTAATCCTGTCGGTGATACCGATGGTTGATAATCTCTCATTGTCGGAGTCGGCAAAAGCCCTGATACAGCAAGATCGTTCAACTCCATTGTCCAGCCTTGCGATATTTTCCTCCTCGATCTCCCGTCCGTTATTTTTGAGCCATTTTTGTAGCTTCTCGCCGTAGGTGTCGGTAGCATCTTTTTGTAGGCCGCCTCCGGTAATCCCTGTTGTTTGCTGTTCGGTCCCCTTCGCTTGAAATCTTGGGCTGTCGGTGTCGGAAGCAACGAGACATCCATGAACCTTGTCTTTCCGTTTTTGTCGCAAACCTTCAATCCTTGCGTCTGAACGGTCGGAAGCAATGAACCATACCCTGTACCTCTTGTGTGGTGCTCCGACACCGCAAGCTGGAATAAGAATCGGCTGGACGGAATATCCCTCACGCTCAAGATCTCGGCAGACGGTCTCAATAACGTATTCTTGCTCGAGTATCGTTTCCTTGTCAGCCTTGTCGAAAAGAGAGGCTTGACTTTCCACCGTAACCTCACTGCCGGGTTGTACCATCGATAGGATTCCAGCAACGTTCTCACCAATGACCCAAGTGGGTCGTATCTCTCGTATAGCACGGAGCATTTCCGGCCAGAGGTAACGGTCGTCGTCTTTTCCTTTTCGAGATCCTGCGACGCTAAAGGGTTGGCAAGGGAATCCACCTGTGAGTATATCGATCTCTCCTCTCCAACAGGAGAAATCTGTTTTTGTAATATCGTCATATTGAATGCTTTTTGGGAAATGAAACCTCAGTACCTTTTGGCACCACTCGTTAATCTCGCAATGGAACAGGTTCTCCCATCCCATCCATTCGGCGGCAAGGTCAAAGCCGCCCACGCCAGAAAATAATGATCCATGTGTCATGACCTGTCAATCTTTATGAAGATCACGCTTTCTCCATCTGGCCTCTTGTGCGCCATGCAAGCGCTGGAGTACCTGCACTCTTCTATACCTCCTCCATCATCACGAAAGGAGCATCCTACACAAACGTTTCCTTTAGTATTTCCTTGCGGTAGAAACTCTATCGCAGCATAATATAATCTACCGATCTTGACCAAATGGCCCAAAGGAGCATTCATTAACTCGTTTACTTTTTCCATTGCTTTTTTGATTTTTCTTCCATTTTTGATATTCATCCCAAGTTAGTCCGATGCTTTCCTTCGCTTGGACACGAGGACGAAAAGCATCAGCTGCCTTAATAGCCTCGTTTTGCGCCTGAGTGTCCCTATGGATGTCATACTTTGCCATCCAATTCATTATGACCTCGCCGTCTATACGACCAAAGACTTGTCCGAAATAACCTTTCTTGGCCATTTTGAAAAAGAGCTTGAAGTCCTCCGGTTTATAATGTGGGTATTCTTCACGAACAAGATCTATAGTATCTTTAATTTGAACGGGGTCCATCGTTCCATTAGTTGAGTAGAAATTCACGAATTGCTCAAACCATGTGTACATTAGCGAGTTTACGAAGATGTCATCATAAGTCATCGATAATTCCACGATAGAAGGCGAGATCGATTTAAAGACATCAATCGCCGTCTTTGGATTTATACTGTTCCAGTACGGCTCTGGCGAATTGGCCCACAGTTTCACGGCTTGCGGCTTTGTTTCCGGTAGACTTGGTAAAAGATCCAAATCCGGCCTTTGGTATCGTGCTACTTGATTTTCCATTGAATTTTTCCTTATTAAACCATGTAGCAAGTCTTTTAGCGACCTCCCATGTTTTATTCGTTTCAAATCTCATCTTAGTTTCTGACTTATTGAGTTCAGACCAGTAATCAAAGAAAGCCCGGATCATTTCCTTCCCGTATCGTTCCACATAAGGAACCAGAGAATTATAAAATTCATCCCTCCGTTTGAGCGTAGCGGCTTTAGCCGCGGCAAGTTTCTTTGCTTGTTCGGCTTTCTTTGCCTCTACGCTAGTAGAGGTTTCTTTAGGTTTACTATTATCTACTTCTTCTCTAATCTCTTCTTGCGATAGTTGGGCGATTGGGTGGCTATCGGGTGGCGATTGGGTGGCGAAAGAATTATTATCAGGTGGCGATTGAGACGCAGACCTATTCGAACCATTTTTCCACCTCTTTTCATTTCCTCGTTTACCGGCATCAGAAAGTTTTGCTCTTTTTTCGTCCAATGGCTGCATACGTGTATTTAGAGATTCGGAGTAGAAACACTCACCATTATTGGTGAAGGCAAATAACCCGAAGTCATTTATTACACTTTTTAGAATTGCGGCATCAGCACGTAAATCAAAAGCCAAAACATTATAATCGGCTTTTAGAGTATAATTTTTGCTTTCTCTTAATTTTTCTATCAGCGCCCAGTATAACCCGTATCCTTCCCATTTATGCTTTATACGTAAAGCGATAATTTTATCATCGCTTCTTGCATCACTATCATGTGGAAAGTAGTTTTTCATGTTTATCTATTTTATATAAATAGCCTTTGAATTAAGCGTCTTAGTAATTCCAATCTTACCAGAAACAAAAAGCTCATTAAGTTCTTTTCTCGCCTCTGCATGGATTGTGTTCATTAACTCCACTTCCGGCACATGATCCGGTGTTATCTTTTCCAATCGTCTCTTTTCTTGAAGGCGATTAATTATGCTTAGTATGTCCATATCAAAAATATACGTTAGTTAATTGTCTGCTTTTTGAATATACCGCCCATTTACCATTACCTCCATCAACCAACTTTAAGTCTTTCACTTCCCCAAATCGTTTGATATTTCCACATAGGTCAACAATCCAACCTGATTCTTTAGACGAATGCGGACGAATTGCCCGGCCGACTATTTGGTACCACATCGCCAATGACATCGTAGGACGCGCCATAACGACCGTATCAAGTTCTGGATAATCGAAACCGGTCGTGAGTACCCCAACATTAGCGACAACTGGTATCCGGCCAGACTTGAAAGCCTCAAGTATTTGTTCTCGTTCTTTCTTTGGAGTTTCGCCCGAAACGATAGCACAGCCAGGAATTGACCAAGTCAACTTCTCTGCCTCTTTCAAGAACCGGGTAAAAACAAGAATGCCTTTCCGTTTTCCACCTTGTTTCGGATTAAGTAGTCGTTGGACAATGTGAACAACATAACCGTAGAAGTCTATTCGCTCATACTCTCTTTGAACTGATTTATCGGTATAGTCAGCGCCGGTGGTATTTACTTTCAAGTTAAGCTCGTTCCAGCCTACCGGATTCATCGGATAGTAGTTTAGCTTTGCCAGATATCCCATATCCAAAAGAGTAGAAACCTGTACATGATAGATTACATCCTTGAATATAGCCGGACGTGTTCGGGTAATGAATTTCAGCATAGAACCAAACTCTTGCGAACTACTTAATCGATATGGCGTTGCCGTTAAACCAAGAACCTTGCATTTGAGAAGTTCTAAGAATGTCTTATACATTCCTTCTTTAGGATTTACCAAGTGACACTCATCTATAATGATAGACTGGAAATGAGAAAACAAATCCGGATGATTTATTACACTACCGATCGTGGCGAATGTGATCCTTGATATTTCTTTTCTTCCAAAAGAAGCTGAATATATCGAACAATCTAAGATGCCGTAAGAACATAGCTTCTTGAAATTTTGCTCGAGTATTTCCTTGCTGGGCTGAAACACTAAGGTGTGCCCGTCAAGCCTTGCAGCGATGTCGGCTATAATAAGTGACTTCCCTGATCCTGTAGGAAGAACCATGATAGCATTCGTCTTCTTCGCCTTGTTGTTAAAGAAGGAAACAGCTGCATCAGAGGCTTTCTGTTGATAATCTCGCAATACATAACTCATAATCCTCTCTCCTTTTTAAGCTTCTTATTAAGCACCTTGTAATACTTGATTAATTGCTCGTACTCAAAATCGGTAAACTTCCGGCTAATACCCTGCTTTGCTTCGAGTAGGACAACTCTCTGTTCACCATACTTGGCAATCAATCCTTTGCGGTAATTCTGAATATTACCCTCCATGAAGCGGTTACAGTGCCGACATTGAGCGTTACAGTTCATTTCATCGAAACGGGTACTCATATGCTGTCGATTTATGTAATTCCCGTTATCGGCCTGCTCAAACGGCTTTATCTGACCACAAGAGATACATTTAAAATATCCGTTTAGCATAGCATCGCGAAGCCGGATGAACAAGGAAAACTCTTTATCGAGTTTCGCTTTCAGATCCGGCTTCTTCTTTACTGTTACCCCTGCTTTATCAAACAAGGGTAAAGGCTTATCTTTCTTTTTAGCCTTAGTTCGTTTTATGTAATACATAATCAGTCGAAATTATAGTTATCAAAATCATCCGGTTCATAATCCGGTTCCCGTCCAAAGTCCATTACCATC